AATTTAGTATCTCTATGAAGTCACGCATTGCAGACGACTTCAAAGCAGGAAGAGTTTTCCTAACTATTGAAATGGTCATGCCCTGATGTTTCAAACATAATCGGATAAGCCATTGTAAAGCTGAGTAGGTCTTGCCTGAACGAGTACCCCCTTGAAGAGCTATTATCCTTTTGTCCTTTACTGCCTTCTCTAAAAAAACAAAGTTAGGATTAAACATTACTCAATCGGCTTAGTCAACCATTCAGGCAATTTATTGACGTTTATATTCTGCTCAGTTTGAACTCGCTCGGTCAAGCCGTTTAGTCGTTGAGTTATGCTTGGGTTATAAACTCCAGCTAAGCCTCCTTGGATTTGGTCCTCTCTGATGGATTTTCTAATCGTGTGACAGATAGCGTCAAAATCGCTGTACCTTTCATCCTTATTTGAAAAATATTGGCTCAAATCGCTTATAATGCCTTGTTCAAAACAATACAATTCAAAACCCTCCATCGTCAAGGCCCTTTCCCTTTCCTCATAAACCGATTTTCCATCCTTACCAACAAAGGTATGTTTCAAAATTGGATTAGATTTAGCCTTCTTTTTGTATGCGCTAAATAGTTCCATCATTTTTTCAGGACTTTCAATAGCTTTATTTCTTCCTTGTGACATAATTAAACACCTCCTTTCTTAACTCGTTTATTTTTAATATATTAAAATTGGTAAATATTTCTTCATATAGGGCTTCGCCTAACTCTTCTCTTAACTCTTTGCTGTCAATTAACCTCTTTATGTTTTTGAACCAATCCTTTTTATTAGCAGTTAGGCAGTTAATTCCATGTTTGGCTATGTTGGTATAGGGATATTGATTAGAAACCACTACTGGTAGCTTCTTTGCACCCATTTCCATCATTTTAAGTTCTGACTTGCAACGATTAAATTCGGTGTCCTTTAAAGGTATCAATCCAACATCCATTAAATCGTAAGCACTTGCGTAAGTGTAGACATCCATTCCGTTAATTCTGCAATACTGGTCCTCTGCTATTTTGTAACCTGATGTGAAAATCTTTTGGTATTCTTCCCAAACTTGCTGGCCTTCTGTAAATCCGCTCAAAACTACTCTATACTTTTTACTTGTGTCAGGATTTGAGTTAAGTTGCATAAAAGTATCAGTCAGCATCATTACATCTTGAAAATGCGTAACTGAACCACTCCAACCAATGTGAACTTTATCGGTTTTAAGGTCCTTTACCTTTTGATCAGGTTTAAACTGAGCTTGATTAAAGTCAATAGCGTTCGGTATTACAAACACATTATGGTTAAATTGTCTAACTTTTTGAGCTAAGTATTCAGTAGGTACAGTTACTGCTGCTGCCATCTTAAAATTGTAAACTATTTGTTCAGCAGTTTTATTTTTAACCCAATCCCTTTTCATTAAGTGGTCATGAGGTAGCATCCAGTCATCATCTCGGTCAATAATAACGGGAATACCTAACCTCTTTAATTGTTCCCATAGTACTTCCTGATGCCCAAATTTACTAATTACTGAACTTGTATAGATTAAATCATACTGTTGTATAAAAGAATCAGGTTGATGGTCTATTGCTTCAACTGAGGTTACTTCGTATCCTTCCCCTAAATTATCAAATGGCATTAATAAACGGTGATATTCAACACCAGTTATTGGTTTTGGTATAATTACAAGTATTTTCATAGTAAGGTTAATATTTCTGATTGTTTGGTTTGTTCGTGCAGGAGTAATCTATGTTTAAGTTGGTTTTCTCTTATCTCGTCTAAGTTGTAATCCTCGCCAAATACCGCCATGTTATAATTAGGTATGAGAATATCTTGGTATCCATAGTCGTAAGTACCTCTATCCATAATAATTGGAACTCCGTAACTTATAGCCTTAATAACTGCATTGCATAAATAACCGCACCTCTTGACGTGGAATAAAGCTTTCATTCCTTCCTTGAACAATTCGTGGTCGTTTGCCTCTCCTAAATCGTTTCCTTGTCCATAAACTAAAGCTCCTAAGTTCATAGCTGAATGATAGCCTTGTTCATCTCTTTGTCTATAAAAGTGAATGATTGAAACTAACTTGTCATTAACTGGAGCTGGTTCGTAAACATTAACTAATGGAGGTAAAACTACTCCTTCGCCTATCCAATTTTTTTTATGTTCTGAGTTTTTCAGGATAGCTCTTGTGAATCCCATTTGATAGTATTGATTTATATGAATTGGATGAAGGCAAAAAACAATGATACAGTCTTTTCTCCTATGTTGTGGAATTGCTCCTGCAAAATGTGCTTCATGTACAAATAATAAATCAAATTCATCAGGAGGTTTATTATCTAAATGCCTTTCGCATTCTAAACCAATTAATTTTAAATAGTGATTAACTCTTTCAAGTTCATCATAGTGAGCATCCCAATAAACTATTTTCATTTCTCTGCTACTATTTGTTCATGTCCTAATACAAATCTTTCAACTGATACAATTTTAAATTCTTGTTCAATTAACATTTGCTTCATGTGGTTAACGTCGTAAATCCAGATATGTTCTATTTCGTGAAACATTCTCTCCTCATATAAGCCATCCTCTAAAATCATTGGAGCTTGAATAATTAATCTTCCACCATTAACCAAAAGTCTGTGACATTCCTCTAAGAATCCTTTGCCATCTTCAATATGCTCAATGACATCTAAAGCGATTATGTTTGAGAATTGTTCACTTTCCCAATTGCCAGTAACCTCAGGAAAGAAACCGAAGTGTAAGTCTGAATCTTTGGCAAGTCCTTGAATGTCGTTCTTGTATCTTTCGTCTATCTCAATACCAGTACATTTGAACTCTTCTGATAAATCTCCTAAAAGGATACCGGGCGCACATGCTATCTCAAGTACTTTTTTGGGTTCAATCTTTGTCAATGCGTTTTTAACAAGTACATTCTTTTCTACTACGTTGCCGACTTGCTGGTGAATAGTTGAATGATTCATATTTGGTGACCAATAGTCATTGTAATAAATGTCTTCAGGTTTTTGAAAATGGTTACTTTTATAACTTCCGTTTTCTAATTGTGTATAATGCTCTTTCATAGTTTTCTAATGATAGCTTGAATTTGGTATTCTCCATTTCCATGTTCTTCAGGTCTATCCTTATTTGTGCAACTATCATGAACATCAATTGAGATAATCTGAAACTCGTATTCTTTGCAACCTTCTTCAATTAACTTTCTAAGACTTCTTGTGTCAGGAAGTTCTTCTGTTTCGGGTAAAATAAAAAATTTATGATCTCCGTTCCATTTACTTGGCAAATTTGTTTTCCTTTCGTAAAGGTCACGATGAGGAACGGCAATAATCAAATGCCCTTCAGGTTTTAAAATTCTCATCCAATTGTGGATAGCTAATTCAGGTTGGTGCAAATGTTCAAGCAAATGACTGTTATAAACTGTGTCATAAGTTTCATCGGCTACACCTTCCATGTATTCAGCATTTCCGTTGTCTTTGTCCCATCCTTCACAATCAGGACTAACTGCATCTGCTCCATCCCAAGTATCAAATCTACCTACACCGATGTCAATTACTTTTTTGCCATCAATGTACTTTTCAAAGAAGCCTTCTTTGAGTCTTCTTTCTCTTGCTTTTTTTGTTTCTGCCATATTATTTTAATAAATTGTTTAATGCATATTTAAATCCGTTTTGGTTAAAGACATCGTAAAACTCCCCACCAGCAGGAATGACATTAGGACAACCAAAGCAAACTTCTAAAATTCTGTCAGTTTGTAATTGCTCAGCTATTGCAAAACACATTGATTGATTGCCAATAAATACTTTTGATGATGAGATATAGTCTTTTAGTTCGTTAAAATCATTTACTTTTAAGTATTCAATTCTTGGCAAGTTCTTTTTCATTACCTCAAATTCATCCTTAGTGCCTGCAAACATTTGCTTAATGTTGTAATCATTTAAATAAGAATAGTCAATTTGCCCATTTTGATACCTATTTGTGCGATTTATTAGCAAAAAGTCCTCTTTAGGGTTATCTGAAGTAAACAATGGTCCTTCAATGTCAAAGGTTAATTCAGGGTAAGCGTAGTAGTACCATTTCTTAATATCTCCACCACCTAAATTTAAACCAATATTTCTAAACTTATCTAAGTCGTAATCAATTTTTTGTCCATTGTAAACCATTACATCAGCTATAAATTCACAACTAAGCAATAAAGGCCTCAACATTTTAAACATATACTCGTTTAACATCACGTTGCCGAGTGGGTGTCCTGCCATAATGTGTCTTAAAGGTTGATTCAAATGCAAATAAAGTACGCCTAAAGACTCATTATCTTGACAAGCCTTTCTAATTGCGTTTAGTGAGTAAATAATATCGCCAGTATTACCGCTGTGTTTAAACTTTAGCATTTCTTTTTCTTTTAGGCTGAGGAACAAAATTATCAAACTGAATAAATACTCTTGTCAGTAACTCCTGAACGCAAGATTGA